AAGGCCCCGTTCGTCATATACGGAGCCCCCGTTTTGGTTCTTCATCGCCCGGTCCAGCGCCATCACCAGCGCGACTGCGCCGTCCACCTTCTCGGTGGATTTTTCCTTGTCGATCTTGAGGTTGCCCGCTGGGTCGGTTCGCACGAACGCATTGTCCATGTTCCAGCGCAGCACCGGGTGGCCGCCATGATTGAGCCTGCGTTCCAGCACAATGCGCATCAGCTCCTTGGTGGGCGGACTCATATCCTTGAACCCCTGCCCGAAGGGAATCATGGTAAACCCGTCATCCTCCAGCGTCTGCACCATCATGGTGGCGTTCCACCGGTCATAGGCAATCTCCCGGATGTTGTAGCGCTCGCCCAGCTGCACAATGAACTGCTCGATAAAGCCGTAGTGAACCACATTGCCTTCGGTGGTCTTGATAAACTCCTGTTTTTCCCATACGTCGTACATCACATGATCACGCCGTACGCGCAGCGGCAGCGTTTCCTCCGGCAGCCAGAAGAACGGCAGCACGGTATACGGCTCGTCTTCGTCCTCCGGGGGAAACACCAGCACGAGCGTTGTGATGTCGGAGGTGCTGGAAAGGTCCAGTCCGGCATAGCAGGCCCGGCCTTCCAGCTCCGCAGGAATGACCACGCCGCCGCATTCGTCCCAGCGGTCCATGGGCATCCAGCGCACCGACTGCTTGACCCATTGGTTCAAACGCAGCTGGCGGAACATGTTCTCATCCGCCGGTGTTTCCAGCGCTTTGTGGAATGCGTCGCGCACCTTGTCAATGGAGATGGTATGGTCCAGCGATGGGTTCGCCCTGTACCAGTTCTGCTCCTCCTGCCAGTCGGCGTCGTCCGGCAAGCCGTACACCAGCGGATAGAAGCGAGGATCCGCTTTCCGGCCCTCCAGAATATCAATCGCTTTCTGATGCACTTCCCAGCAGATGGAATTGCGGTCAGTGCCGGCGGTCGTCAGGAAAAACCAGAGAGGCTGCCTGCGCGCGTCGCCGGAGCCTTGCGTCATCACATCGTAAAGCGCGCGGGTGGGCTGGGTATGCAGCTCGTCGAAGATGCAGGCGCTGACGTTCAGCCCGTGCTTGGTGGCGACCTCCGAAGACAGTACCTGATAGATGCTTCCCGTGGGCTGATACACCATCCGTCGCGTAGAAGGAATGATCTTAATTCGCCGGCTGAGCGCCGGGGACTGCTTGACCATGTCCACGGCCACATCGAATACGATCGCCGCCTGCTGCCGGTCGGATGCGCAGGAATACACCTCGGCCTTCCACTCGTCGTCATTGACCAGCATATTGAGTGCCAGCGCAGCCCCAAGCTCGCTCTTCCCATTTTTCTTGGGAATCTCGATGTAGGCGCTGGAGTACTGCCGGGTGTTGGGGTCCTCTTCCCGGATGGTGCCGAACACATCGGTGACGATCTTCTTTTGCCAGGGCAGCAGCAGAAACGGTTTGCCATGAAACTCGCCCTTGGTGTGCTTCAGGCATTCGATAAAGCCAATGACGCGGTTTGCCTTTTCTTCACTGAACGCCATGCTGCCAGCCTCCCTTCAGCAGCTGCTCCATCGGGTCTTCGGCCATCCCGTCATCCTTACCGCCGGCAGCGATGATGCGGGCGCGGGTCGCGGGCGTCAGGCCAAACTCCGTACAGAAGGATTGCATGATTTTGAGGTTCTGCTGGGCAATGGACACCTGCGGAACCTGCTGCACATACCCGGAGGGCGTTTTGAAGATGGATCCATGTTGGGTGATGAACTCCTCAGCCTCCCGCCAGCGAGCGTATGCCTGGCAATACCCAGCAAATGCCGTCAGGTCTACCATTGTCAGCACACCCATCGCTTCCAGCGAGGAGGCCAGCCGTTTCCACTCTTTTTTCGCTTCGGGCAGAAGCCAGACCGGGCACTTCATATTCCCCTTGGGCGGGGTTGGCTCTTTCACGTTGAGCGGACGTTTGCCCGGATTTCCCTCCAGCATTTTGATTGCGGTGGGCTTTGGTTTTCTGCCGCGCGAGGCCAACGGCTGCACCTCCTTTCCGCTGTCATCAGCGGACGTTATTCACTATCTCCTCATAGGGCTGCACCTCCCCTCCGCGGAGTACGCAGACCGGCGCATCCGGATAATCGGTGTGGAACCGCTGTACAATGACGCTGGCGTATTTTGGATCCAGCTCGATCATGCGGCAGATGCGGTCGGTCTGCTCACAGGCAATCATCGTAGACCCGCTGCCGCCAAAGGTATCGAGCACAATGCCGTTGGGGGCGGAGCTGTTTTTGATCGGATACGCCAGCAGCGGCACCGGCTTCATGGTCGGGTGCTCCAAGTTGCGCTTGGGCTTGTCGAAGTTCCAGATAGTGGATTGTTTCCGGTCGGAGAACCATTTATGCTTGCCGTTGGGCAGCCAGCCGAACAACACCGGCTCATGCTGCCACTGGTAAGGCGAACGGCCCAGCACCAGCGCGTTTTTCACCCAGATGCATACGCCGCTGATATGAAAGCCCGCCTCCTGAAACGCGCGACGGAAATTGAGCCCCTCGGTATCCGCGTGAAAGACATACGCGGAGCCGCCCTCGGCCATATGCGCCGCCATATTCCGAAACGCCGACAGCAGAAATTCATAGAACTTGCCATCGACCATATTGTCATTCTGGATGGATTTACCGTCGGCGCTTTCGTAAGCGACGTTATAAGGCGGGTCGGTTACAATGAGATTGGCTTTCACACCGTCCATAAGCCGGGTCACGTCGGCCGCGCTCGTGGCGTCGCCGCAGATCATCCGATGCCTGCCCAGTGTCCAGAGATCACCCGGCTGGACGAATGGTGTAATAGCGTCCGGGTCAATCGCGCAGTCGTCGTCCTGTACATCCTTGTCATGAACCTTGGAAAACAGGTCGTCGATCTCGGCGGCGTCAAACCCGGTCGCGCCCACGTCGTAGCCGGACGCCTGCAGGTCGGCGAGAAGATCGGCCAGGGCTACTGGCTCCCATTCGCCGACGGCTTTGTTGAGCGCAACGTTGAGAGCCTTTTCATCCTGCGGGTTTGCGATATGCACAACCACGCAGTCGATCTCCATTGCGCCCTCGGCAACCAGCACCTTGAAGCGCTGGTGACCGCCTACAATATTCCCGGTCGCCTCATTCCAGATCACCGGATCGACGTACCCAAAGGTGCTTAGGCTCCGCCGGATCTTTTCATAAGCGGGATCGCCCGGTTTCAGGTCTTTGCGCGGGTTGTATTGCGCGGGCTTCAGCTGCTCAACGGGGATCCGCTGCAGGTTCATGGCTGTGTTCATGATTCATCCTCCGGTATCTGTTGGGGAATAGGAAAACAGCCGCCAATATGGCAGCTGTTTCCAAAAATATGGTGCCAGACCCCCCTCCCTGAATTTCGCGGAAATTCACGCGAGAGGGGGCTGCGGTCTCCGTTCAAGCGTTGACAGCGATTGGAGGCCCCCTGCCCCTAAGGGGAGAGCGAAGTTACTCCTCCGGCTGTTCGGCATTTGCCTGCCGGCGAAGCTGAGTGTACTTCTCCTTGTGGCGCTCGGCGGCTTCCGGGGTAGGGAAAGCCGCAGAACCATTCAGGTTCGCAAGCAGCAGCTTACGTTCCGCTTTCATATCCTCACCACCGTAACCCAGGCGCAGGAGCCAGGAACGCATGAAGTACTTCTCGTTCTCGGGCTTCTGCAGCTTCGGCTGTACACGGGCGGCGCACTGGGCCGCGGTTACGATGCGGGTCAGCAAGTTGGCGTAGGCTGCCCAGAGCTCAGGCCGTTGTTCATCGAAGGGGAAGCTCAGTGTGGCCTTTCCCTCGCGGTAATCAAAGCCATCCAGCGCACCTTGTTCACGGTACTCGTTCAGCAGTCCGGAGAACGCCTCTGGACTGTCCGGCCGGTACTCCTGCAGGCGGCTGACCAGCGTGTCAGGGATGACAAGAAACCCGCTCCCAACAGAGCGGTTCAAAAGGAATTGCTTGCTGTACAGCAGGAAGGTCAGGTTCTTCAGCGCCTCGACGGTCATCTCCGCCGGAACGCTGATCTCCATTCGTTCAATGATGGCTGTGGGTTCCGGTTCGGGAGCAGGCAGGTAGCCTTGCTCGATCAGGAAGGGCTTCAGGGCTTCCGGCATTTCTGCGTCCTCCGTGACGATGTTTCCCTGCTTGTCGATGGTCACCGCGCCAATGCGGTAGGCGCAGGTGGGCATACCGGCGTATTCGGGTTTGGTGTTCAGGATCTCCGCGATTTGGTGTACCAGCGCCTTGCGGTCGGTGGTGTTCGTTTCCAGGATCATGGTCATACCTCCTTTGATTTGGGTATGACATTCATCACTCTGGTGGGCTACAAAGTCAAGTGAATCAGTGCTTTGCCGTCACATTTAGCAGCAGCCTGGCAAGCCCGCGCCGGGCACCTTCCACATCGCCCGCAAGCGCCTGCCCACGGAGCGTACGGATTGTCTGGACAGGCAGCTTGCCACGATAGGGCTTCAGGGAATGGATAAATTGCTGTGCGGTCATAGGTCCTCCCAAAGAAAAGGCCCTCGCGGTTTAAACAGCGAAGGCTTTGTATTCTGCTTTGTCGAGTATACCGTATCACACCGGGGCGGGTGTCTTATACTGTCTTTTCATGTCTTTTTGCACCATTTCCATATTTTTTTCGATGGCCTGCAGTGCTCGCCCATGCACCTTGTAAACATAGCGCTCCTCCAGATTCAGGCAGGCGGCGATTTCGCTCCAGCTCTTATAGCATAGGTACCGCTGCTCCAGCAGCAGCTGGAACTCCGGGCTTTTCACCTTCTGGATCGTAGCGTACACATCGCGCTTCAGATCGACCAGCGCGTCAATCGTATAGTTGAGCTCCTGTTCGGCTGCCATCAACCGATGAATGGTATCCTCCATAGAGGTAACGTTCCGGGTGTGAGATACCTTCTCGCTGTCATAGGCGGACGTGACCCGCTGGGCCAGGGAACGGAGCGATTCAACCTGCGCCAGTTTGCTGGTGATCCGTTGGTCGAGTCGATAGGCTTGGTTCAAGTATTCCTTTGCTGTCATAAACAGCCCTCCTGTAATTTCATTTCCCGTTTGAGATCCTGCAGCAGCCGTTCACCGTCCATGTCGCACAGCATCGAAAACCATATGGACCGGAAGAAACGCTCACACTCCGTTTTGGTTTCAAGCGCTTCTGCGTGCTGCCTGCTAAGGCGCAGCTTCCAGTGTGCCCGGCGGTAATCAGTGACGGCCTGCAGGATGATGGCGTCCGCGAGATCGCGGTACTCGCTGTCGGCTATCATGATCGAACCTCCAGCTGTGCCTTGACCGCGTCGATTAGGGCGGCCTGTGTTTTATCCTTGCGCTGCAGTGCGATCAGGATCTGTTCGTCGATCGTACCCTTGGTGATGATGTGGTAGATGACCACCGTATCCGCCTGCTGCCCCTGCCGCCAGAGTCTGGCATTGGTTTGCTGGTAAAGCTCCAGCGACCAGGTCAGCCCGAACCAGATCAGTGTTGAGCCGCCTGCTTGCAGATTCAATCCATGACCGGCGGACGCGGGATGGATGACGGCGATGGGGATTTTACCGGCGTTCCAGTCAGCGATATCCTGTGATGTTTTAATCTCCCGCACGGCAAACCGTTCTCGGATCCGCTCCAGGTCATGCCGGAACCAGTAGGCGATGAGCACGGGATTGTTGTTCGCCGCTTCAAGGAGATCCTCCAGCGCATCCAGTTTCCGATCATGGAACGCAACCGCATGATGGTCTTCCCCGTACACGGCCCCGTTGGCCATCTGGCAGAGCTTGCCAGAGAGGGCCGCAGCATTGACGGCGTCGATCTCTCCGTCCCGAAGCAGTACAACCAGATCCCGTTTCATCCGGGTATAGGCCTCCTGTTCTTTGGGGGAGAACTCCACGTGCACTTCATTCATGACACATTCCGGCATGTGCAGGTAATCGGTGCTCTTCATGGAGATGGTAATGTCGGCAATCCGCCTGTAGATCTCGTCCTCGGCTCCGGATTTGGGTTTATAGCTGAACACCTGCTGCCCGTTGCGTTTATCCGGCAGGAAGAATTCATCCCGATAGTGGGTAATGAACCGCCCCAGGCGCTTGCCCAGGTCCAGCAATCGGAACTCCGCCCACAGATCCATCAGCCCGTTTGAGGAAGGCGTACCGGTCAGTCCGACGATGCGTTTGACCATGGGGCGTACCTTCATCAGGCTGCGGAAGCGTTTTGCCTGATAGGATTTGAACGACGACAGCTCGTCGACGATGATCATGTCGTAGTCGAAAGGCAGCCCACTCTGCTCCACCAGCCACTGTACATTTTCCCGGTTGATGATGTGCAGGCTGACCTGTCGCCGCAGTGCCGTTTTTCGTTCGGCCTCCGAACCGACTGCTACGCTGTAGGTCAGGCCCCGCAGATGATCCCATTTCCGGATCTCCTCGGGCCAGGTCGATCTGGCGACACGCAAGGGTGCAATGATCAGCACCTTGCCAATCTCGAAGCTGTCCAGGCACAGGTCAAACAGCGCTGTCAGGGTGATTACGCTTTTGCCAAGACCCATGGATAGGAGAATGGCGGCAGCGGGGTGTGCCAGGATGAACTCCGTCGCATAGGTCTGGTATTCATGGGGCCTGTATTGCATCCAGCACACCTCCGATCTGGTCCGGGCTGTCGATCACATATACTTGAAATCCTAATGATTCCAATTGCTTTTTCCGCCTAACCTGCAGCGGCCGCAGCTGCTTTCCAGGCGCTTTCACCTCGGCAAATGCCATATGCCCACCGGGGAGAAGGATGAGGCGGTCGGGCATCCCATCCAAGCCGGGACTGATGAACTTGGGCGCGATGCCTCCCATATCACGAACAGCTTGTACCAGTTTCCGTTCTATTGTTTTCTCACGCATTTGCAGCCTCGATCTGTTGATTAGTGCCATTGGAGATTCCTCTCTGCGCAGGTCTCAACGGTCTTCCCGTAACTTCTGCTATATAGCTTTTTTTGTCTGTTATTTTGATCCATGGCAAAACTTTGGTATAGACCATCGAGACCTGCTCCTTTCCTATTAATACGTGATTTACTGGAGAAAGTCCTGAAACTCGCCCTGCACATCATTTCTGATGAGCCTGAGTTGGAGACCTTTGACGATCATGCCGCTGTGCAGCTTATAGCGAACGTACCCCTCAGCATCCAGAGCAGCATAGAAATCCGTCGTGCTGCGGATGTACTCACCGTTTGTAACGCAGTAGGTTCGATAAGCGGTATACAGCTCGCCTGATTTGGCTTGCAGATCATCGCCAATCTCGCAGCACTCATCAAAGAAATGACCGAGCCAGTCGTTTTCAGCCTTATAGGCTTCGATGGCCTCCGTCACACATGAGGGGAGAGGTATTTTGAACTCCAGTTCTATAGCTTGCTGCGCACCATCGAGCATCCACTGCAGAATGGCCTCCCTGGCGTTGTCATACAGATAGTCGGTGTAGTTCTTGATGTCGCTCCGACCCTCGATTTTAGCCTTGAAAGGGATCACAATAAGGCGACGCCAGATTCCGGTATCCTTTGCTCCGACCTTGGGGAGATGGTTGGTGTACAGCACAAGCGTGTGGCTGGGCGTGAAGCTAAATGGGGCTTTATACTTTTTTTCGGCGAATATGGCGTCGGTGGAACACAGCTGTTTCACGGTGGAGGTGTTGAGCCGCGTGCCTTCCTCGAGCTCAGATGCGATCAGCAGGCGTTTCCCCTTGGTTTCAGCCATTTCCGGCTTCACATTCCGTTTGCAATTCATGGTCAGGGAATCAGCTGAGATATTGCCGCTATAGCTGCCCATCACGCGGGAGAGTGCATTCCAGAAGGTGGATTTGCCATTTCGCCCATCGCCGTAGGAGATGATCATGGCTTCCTGAAACACCTGCCCAACGCATACGAGTCCAGCGACGCGCTGGACGTATTGGATCAATGCCGGATCACCGCAGAAGACGGTATTCAGGGCATCCTGCCAGATTTCGCTGCCTTGATTGCCGGGGGAGCACGCCGTCATTTTGGTGATGAAATCATCCGGATTGTGGCTTTGTGCGCCGCTGATACCTTTGCGAAGATCATAGGTTGCGTCCGGCGTACAAAGCAGGAACCAGTCTCTGTCCAGCGTTCCGGGATCTATTTCCAAAACAGGACGAGCCTCCTTGAGCGTGGCTGTGATATTCCGGGATTCTCGGCGTTTGAGGGCAAAGCTCCGGTAGCTGTTTGCATGAGTGAGAGCATTGCACGCCACGAGCTGTTCATCGTTCATCTGCTCATGTGCTTTTTTCTCACCGCTTTCATCGATGAGGTTCTGAGCACCTGTAGTTTTCATTTGTTTATGCGCATAGAATATGGCGTTCTGTGCTTCTTTTAGCTGCCGATCGGTCAGAGCGTGTGCAACAGCTTGTGCTCCTGGCTTGCTTTCCTGCCAGCAAGTGCCGTCATACCGGATATAGTCGGTTGCGGGGGAATACCGCAGCTCACGGCCGAAGTGTTTTCCAAGCACGCGGGCTTGCCCGACATCGGTGCGATCCTCTGGATCGTAGATAAACTTGTCGGTGGGGTTGGCGTTCCATTGTTCAGGCGGGATATAACTTTCATCGGTTAAGATGCGTTTGTAGAATCCCTGTGCGCTGTGCCATATGGTATTAAGCTCAGAATCATCCAGCGGTGGATCGCATTGTGCAGCCCGCTGCTGAAATGCTTCATACGCTTCTTCTGAATCGCCAAACCGTTTGAGTACACGTCCCGCGAAGTGAGACATTGTCGCGTTCCGGCTGCCCTCGGGGATGATGCCACTGAACGAGTTCTCGTCATCCCAATCCTCCGCCGTGCCATCATCCTCGGGGTAATACTTATCCAGGCATTCGTTCAGCGTGATTGTGCCGGGATAGAATTCCACCTCCGGGTTTTCCGTGCCAAAGAAGAATCGAGCGGCATCCAGCGCTTTTTTGTCGAAAAACGGGAATACTGATCGTACACGTTTTTTCAGATCACTGTAAGCGGTATGATCCGTCATTTCATCGATCAGAAAGAACACATGGAAACGCGGCCGTGCTGACTTTCCGTGTTTTGACTTCCCATGGTTTCTGCTGTAGTGAATAAGATGGGGAACGTCCCGGAACTTTGCCTGAACATCCTCGGGAGTAACCCAGTTCGCAGGATCATCCGAATAATCATTATCACAATCCTGCCCCAGACAATTGGAAATGCGGAAGTTATCCTTGGAGCGATAGTTGTTTTCGTATAACACGCAGACATAATCATGCTGGACGGCGTTCCGAAGGGCTTTGACGTCCGTGATGATGTGTTCGTGTGGGTAATTGCAGTTGCTCTCTACGCCCCTGCAGTCGGCGGAGTAAAGCTTGATGGCGTTCATCAGGAAATCACCCCGCTTTCTGTCTGCACTTCCAGGATGGAGATGATCCATTTGAGCGCGTCGATGAAGGTCTCCAGTTCGGTATCGCCGCCAAGGGTAATCTCGAGCGAATTCATGTGTCCGTAATAATCCTTTTCCACGCTGCAGCGAATATCCGTACAAGCGGCGTCCTCGATGCGCACAAAGGTACGGCCGCCGTGACCGGAATCACCGCCTTGATAACCATTGGTGCCGGCTTCGACAGTCAAAATATTAGCGCTGGTGACATCACGCTCCCAGGTAACGATTTTGTGGCCGTCGACCTCGCGGATATGTTTGGGTGCCGGATACGCGTGTCCATCTTTATCTGTGAAATACATCAGATAACCTCCTCAAATTCTTCTGTGAAATACCGAACAGGCATCCGCCGTCGTTCCGCCTTCTCAATTTCCATGGCCATACCATCGGTGATATGTTCCCCGAATACCCAAAGCTCCACACATTTCGTCAGCAGCACACAGCCCATGAATAAGCCGAGCTTCCGCTCCTCCGGCTCGTTGTCGTCCAGAAACTGGGGGAATAGCAGGTGCGGCGCGATGGGGATGCAATTCTGCTCGATTGCATACTTGCAGTAATTGCGTGTCATGTACTCGTTAGCTGCAGTGTCGCCTGCATATGGCGAGCAGATGAACACCAGTGGACGGAAGCCTGGTACGGTCTTTGCCAGGGCATTAAGATTGGCTTGCATTTCCTGTTGCTGGAGGGCAGCTAGGGCATCATGGGCTGTTGGATCATGGTACCCTTCATGATTGAACACGCTGATGCTCATGTCTGGGCCTCCTTCAAATAGTTGTCAATGCCTAAGATTTTGCTCGCATATTGCGTTCTGCTGCTTGCTCTTTCATGAACGAAAACCTGAAAATATTCCATAGTACCCTCCGCTCCTATATTTGAGAATTACCTCTCACTAAATAGCCGTGGGAGAAGTGAAAGTTAACGGGCAAGCATCAATATTTTTGTGATTTGTTTGTGGTCATATGCATCCAGCGAGTTGCGGTTCACAGAAAGACATAAAAAAGAGGCGTCATAGGGAACGCCTCTTTTGCATTAATCCTTTTTGTAGAAATCCGCAGTGAATCCATCTGCCCTGAGATCCAAACCGGATGCCCAGGGTGGTGTCCTGCCCATTTGCTCACAGACCACTTCCAGAGACATACGCGGATCGGCTTCTATAATGATTTCATCGTGCACATGCCCAACAATAGAACAGCACCGTAATGTTTGCATAGCGTAACACAGAATATCCCGGCTGATGGCTTGCACGATGTTCTCCACAAACTTTGGACCGTATGACTCGATACGCTCCCATTTCTTCGCACTGCCGATCCCTTCATAGGTGACTGCATCCCCGCCAAACCGGTTCTCGCCGATGCGGGGTTTGACATATGCGAGCCGTCTGCCAGAGGGGAGGACAATGAACAGGAACCCACTTTCGTATACGAACCGGATGCCGTGAGTTTGTGTAGAAATCCGTTGCATAACAGAGGTTTTCACCACCCTGTCCACATCCCACCACAGCTGTACGATATTGGGATTGGACGCGCGCCAGGCATCTACCAGCGGCTTGAGCTCGTCCTCGGCCAGTCCCATTTCCAATGCTCCCATGGCCTTCAAGGCACCGACGGACCCGCCATACCCCAGGGCGAGCTCTGAGATCTTTCCTTTTTGCCTAAGATGCCCGTTTTCACCGTTCTTCTCCACCGGGACACGAAACATCTGGCTGGCAGATGCACAGTAGATATCGCCTCCACGTCCGAAAACATCCAGTCGCCATTGCTCGCCGGCCAGCCATGCAATGACGCGGGCTTCAATAGCAGAGAAGTCAGCGACAATGAACTTACCGCCCTCATAGGGAACAAACGCTGTACGAATGAGCTCGGAGAGGACATCTGGTACGGAGTCATAGAGCATACGCGCAGTATCGTAATCACCGGATCGGATGACCGCCCGTGCTTCCTTCAGATCGCTCATGTAATTCCGGGGCAGGTTTTGCAATTGAATCAAGCGTCCCGAGAACCTGCCTGTGCGATTGGCACCATAGAACATGAACATTCCACGCGCACGGCCATCTGAGCAGACGCAGTTTTTCATAGCCTGATACTTCTTAACGGAGGATTTCGCCAGTTGCTGGCGCAATTGGAGGACATCAGCCAGGGGCTTAGGTGCACCCTCCAATAACTCCGCCACCTGCTTTTTACCCAGGGAATCTGTTTCCAGCCCGTTGTCCGCCAGCCAGGTTTTCATCTGCATGACGGAGTTTGGATTGTCGAGCTCCGTCAGCTCCTGCATTTTCTCAGAAAGCTCGTTATGGGATTGTGTATCCATGGCAATGGCGTTTTTCACCAGCGTTATATCCAGTCGTATGCCACGATCGTTGATTTCCTGATCCAGATGATACTCATCCCAAACGAGATCCGGCACAGGAAAACGGGACAGCTTCTCTTGTACGGCCATCTCAGTTTCGACATCGCGCAGGTTGTAGGATTTGAACTGCGCCCATTTATCTGGCGCATCTGTGGGAAGGTTGCGTGTTCTGCCGCCATTGGTTCTCGTGGCTTTGCACGGTTGGCAGAAATACTTGATCAGGTCTTTCCCGGCGTCTAACTTCTGTTTATCCAGCTTGAGCACAGCGCCTACGCCTGCCAATGAGAGTGGCAGTCCCAGATATGCCGCCCAAACCATGGAACAGCGCCATTGTGTGGGATCCAGGTATTCGCCGGTGGGCAGGCCAAGATACTGGGACAGACAAATACGTTCGAAATTCGCGTTGAATGCCCACTTGATAATGGTTTCATCCGTCAGGGCGGCAACAACGGATTCTGGGATTTTTTCGCCGCCAACAAGATCGACTACATGCATCTCGTCATCATCCGCGCTGTAACCGAACAGCAGGATTTCGAAGTCAGGAGCTTCAACATACCTGTATACGCCTGTTTTCCGCAGATCAGCGGGGGAGTACGTTTCGATATCAATCGAAAGCTTGTTCAAGAATTCACCTCCATGAGAAATAGGGCGGCAGATTGCTCCACCGCCCCTGACTGTGATTACTGCAGGAAATCATCGTCATCCGCGAAGTCATCTTCAGCGGTCGCGCGGCCACCCAGCGGTTCACCGTCTCGGACCTTCTGAAGGTTGTTCAGCCCGCAGGCAATACCGCGATTGCCGTTGGAATTGAAGGCATAGAACGAAATGCTGGCACGGCCGTACACGCCGCTGTACACCTCCGAGCGGGTGAGGATCGGCTGGCGGTCAGCGTCCACGATGCCCGGAGCCGATGCGGAGTTAGCGTTGATGAAGTAGGCGTTGGCATACGCCGGGTCATCCGGACGTTCGGTATCGCCGTCACGCAGCGGGCTCTTGATGGCGACCAGCGGGGGAACGGTTTTGCCGGTGCCTTTCAGCTTGCTCTCGCCTTCGAGATAGGCGGCTTCAATGGCGTTCTTGATCTTTTTCACGGTCGCGGTGTCGCTTTTGGGGATAATAAGGGAGACCGAGAACTTTGGGGTGCCGCCATTGATGGATTTCGGGTCCCAGACATTGGCATAGCTCCAACGGGTATCCTTACCGGTGATCACTTTCATGGGGTTGGTTTGATTTGACATTGTGTTTCCTCACTTTCATTCTTCAGCGAAGTCAGCCTTCGCGGTATTGGTTTCCGGGCGTTTGTCCGACAGGGGTACCAAGGTGGGTTTGCCGTGTGGTTTGAATACCAGGCTTCCGAGGATATCGGAAAAGGCATGCTTGCCCATGAGCTTTTCCATCTCTGTGATGGGCAGCAGGGATTGCCGGTAGATGTCGTGGTATCCAGCGGTATTGGCTGCTGTGATGACGGCCTGCTCATCGGTGTACTTGCGGTTGGAGCGACCTTCAACCAGCTTCCGGCCAGACCATTCCTTACCGTGGTTCAGCGCGGCATCCAGCGCATATGCCTGGATTTCGTTCGCCCATTTCGTGAGATCCTCGAGCTTGCCCAGGATCTCCTCGATCTCTGTGTCTGTGAGCAGCGGCGGCATGGCAAACTCGTACTGCGCCAGCCGAAGCTTTTCTTCCGCCCGTGCACGGCATTTGACCGCCGCTCTGCAGAAGGTGCACCAGGGTCCGGGGATATAGTCGCCTTTTCCCTCATAAGCCAGCGCGGCTTTGGGCTTAAGTGTATTTTCCGCCCATGTTTTGAGCTCATCGACAGAGATCGTCCATGTGCTGATGTTTTCCCGCCGGGGCTGGTAAACAGTCATCGCGACCTCTTCGATGTCGTACAGGCTGTCGTACACATGGAGTGCGCCTAGAGCATAGAGCATCATCTGTGGATTGTTTTCCGCTTCCACCAGTACACCGCGGCCGTATTTAAAGTCGATGATGTGTAGCGTTTGATCCGAGATGATCACGCAGTCACCGGTGCCGAAGCCATCCGGGACGTAACAGCTGAAATCCAGTCGCTGTTCGATGTTGATGATGGGATCGGCGCAGACAATCCTGGTTTCCGCGATGGTTTCCAGGACGAACTGCACGTAGCCATCGGTATGAAAGTCCATTTCCTCGCAGTCGTATTGGGAGATTGGTTTCTTTGATTGCAGTTTCAGCGCTCGGCGAAGCTTGTGCTCGCATAGCACATGCGCGGCGGTGCCTTCAGCGGCGGCCTCAGTCTCCCGGTCCTCGAACTCCTGCTCCAGCCGGGCCGACGGACTGCAGTGCAGCCAGCGGTGGCTCGATGATGCCGATAGGATTGCATGCTTGCGTGGCGGCATTACAATGCCTCCGCTTCTGCCAGTAGGCTGGTGTACTCTGCAGGGTCAACCTGGCTGAGCTTTTCCACGCCATGCTTGTGGATCAGTGCCTGTACCTTGGCGGTGTGGCCCTGTACGGATTTTTCAGCCAGCACGGCTCGAACATCCGCAAGGGTCAGTGCTTTTTCGGTTGCTTCAAGTACAACGGTCGATTCATCGACTGCGGACAATACCTCTGCCAGTGAATCAACAGCCGCGTGTAAAGACCTCTCAGCATTTCGCAACTCCTCCAGCATGATGGACAGTTCACCTGTCTTGCTCATGACACTCACCCCCTTCTGAAATTTCCTGAATGGATACGCTCTCCACAGAATCTCCGGGCACAATGACGGTCACCCGTTTCTTCTCGCCGAGCAGCAGATCCATCAGCCGCTCCCGCAGAGACAGCTTCCGACAATAGGCAATGCCATTGCCGGACGGTGTCTTTCGGATGCTGATGTGCAGATTGTGTTTCACCCGTTATCCCCTTCTTTCCGACGGCTGATTTTCTGCCGTACATTAAATAGCCGTGGGAATGCGAAAAGTTAACGGTCAGGAAAGAAGTTTTTTTAGTTGTGCCAGTGCCCGGTTGAGACGCTGTGAGATGGCAGCCCTGCTGGTGTTGTGCAAACGCGCATAATCAGCGGCTTTGCAATGACCGAAAAAGACAGCTCGAACCAGATCTTGCTGGTCGGGAAGAAGCTGACCGATTGCGTCATGCAAGCGTTCGCACTCCAGCTTTTGCATGACTGCATTCGATAACGTATCTGTATCGACCATCCCGTGCTTGTGTGTCATTTGTGCGGTTGCAGAGGATTCGGCCTCTTCCAGCGATATCGGCAGGCCATTGTGATACTTGCGATCGGATCGATGATCCTTTCTTTCGCTGTTATGGTCCATTCGATCAAACTCCAGGACACAATGGCTCCAATCGTCCGAGATCTCGATTTCGTTGCTGTCCCCATTGATAAACCGATAGGTATACTTCATGTAGGTGCTCCTTTCGGAGCCCCAAGCAGCCTACCGGTAAACGAAAAGAGCCTACGTTATAGCAAATAAGCTACTTGTAGGCTCTTCGTCGTTGGTGCAATCCCTCGGATCCTTATGGCTCTGTGGCGGGGACGGGGATTGCCTGCGCAGTACTCTTCCCAAGTGGTGATTATTCAGTTGATCGGTAGAGTCCAAATTCCGTCTTGCAACCTGTGCATCTAACATACACATCTGCCTCCCATGGAGGCTTATCTGGATCATCCTTTGTATACGGAACCATCCGGCATTTGGGGGATATATCACAAACGCGTTTTCCGCAAACGGGGCAAAGCACAGCGTAACGATAAGTGCACTTTTTTGGTTTCGCCTGTTGCCGTGAGCTTGGCGATTCTTCCATCCTGTCCTCCTGTTCCGCGATCATTCATTCGTCAGTAACTGTCAACATACTGTATCTGGGGATGGGCTATCATCAGTATTTCGAGCATTTTATGCCAGACTATCAGCCTTAAGACTGACAGATGGATAAAGGGACTTTGGTTCTGTGTGTTTGAGATACACTGTTATATTCTGATGGCTTCAGCCGTAGTATTGTTCAAAGAGACGATCGTCGCGTTCTTCAATCAGCCTCGCCAGATCAATTTCTGTCATGCTGGCAAGGGTTAGCGTATTGTGATCCTGGGCAAAGATGGCAGCGGAGGGCGAGATCTGCTTATCGAGGTGAAGCTGATGCAATCGGATCTTGGCGGCGGCGACGGATACTTTGAATACGGAAGCGATCCGATGGGCCATGAGATGATTGTAGAGTCTGGTTTCCTTCTTGTACCATAGATCCAGATGCTCAGCGTATTCCCTGCGCACAACCCTGACTGCGGGATAAGGCATGAGAATGGCTGCGCTGAAGTATCTGGCGTGATGCTCCAGCCAATCATGGTCTGTAGCCAGATGCCTTGCAGGATTCTTGGTTTGGATGTCGTGGGCTGTGCAGGCGGCGGCTGGAACAGCAGCTTTCTGGCTATAGTAGGAGCGATGATAAATCGCGTGCCCACACTCATGTGCCAATGTTGAACGCAGCAGAACTTCAATATCGACCAGACTGTTATCGACAATGATGGTATTGGCACTGACTGGATAATCCTCCGCATACTCTGCGGACGGGTTGTATACGGGAATCATCGTATTTTCGAAAACCATTCTTCCCAGGATTGACTGATTATTGGTTAACCAATTGAAGTCCAGATTCAGGTCCAGATAGGATTCCACGAAACGCTCGATATCGACAGAACCGGGGATCTTGAGGAGATCAGGTGAAAAATCCTTCAGGATGGCAACGGCATCCAGCTCTATATCCCGGTTGGATAGCAGCGGGACGCCATTCGGTTTGGTTTCGAAGTATAAGGGGATCAATGCGATACGTCCTCCCTGCCTATTCGTCCTCGGGTACACCCTTTCGTTGCTTCAGGTCATCCACGAATTTCTGCCAATCATCCTTGCCGGCACCCAGTGTCTGGGCCGTGCGAAGTGCGGCCATCACATAATCACGGTCGACAATATACCCGGAGAAATCCTGTGGCACCATGATGTCGCTGGAGCGGCGGGCTTCCGCTGCTTTGTTGTACATGATCTCCGTCTGTTCTTTGGTGAGGTGGAGATACGACTTAAGACTTTCCAAACGTTCTGGTGTGAATCCGCTTCGGTTGTGCTTCTCCACATCGCTGAAGTACTGAGGCGTTACACCGATCGCAATTGCGGTCTGCCGAAGGGAGCGGTCATCTGCAGTTCGCATTGCTTTGATATACTCGCCGAAGCTCATTTCCGCAACGGATTTCATATCGATACTCCTTTCGCATGAGATGTGAAAAGATCGTATCATGGGGAACATATGTTTGTCAATTGAAAAAATGGAAGAATGTGTTAAGAATCATAATGGCAATCAAAGAGCTGATGCGACATAGTCTTCCGATTTATGAATTTTGAAAAGAACTTACATAGCACTGTCTATAGTCCCATGAACAAATACAAGTTATCGTGAAATAGTACAGTAAGAAATTATAGTATAACAGCAAGAATACATATGCAGCTAGAATCGATAACTAGAGGAGGTTTCAACTGAACTATAACGCTATTTCAATTTTGCAATATACGGCACTATACAAAATGTCAAAAAACCTAACAGCATGGAGATGATCGCCGAAACCGTAAAAAATGTTTCAATCATCTCTTTCCTATGTTTCCAATAGAAGAATGCAACCAGTTGTTTCTATACCAAATACGATGATCGGCTCATACCCCACCATCTGTCTTTAGGTATTAGAAACACTCATTATCAGCCTCACCCGAAAACCCGTACCTGCCCGTTCATCAGCAGCGGCAGAAGGAAATCGCGGATTGCAGAGAGCTCGTAGTTTTCTCGTTCCTTATGTCCTATTTGTTCGTATATAATATTCATTCGCTCCTCGTGCAGCTTCAATATTGTAGAGTCAGGAACTGCAAACAATATTTCATCAAAGTGTTGATTTGTAAGATTATTGATGCCTGTTCCGTTGCATATTGCTTTGATTTTCATCGAACAGAAATCTGAAATCATTGATCGAAACACAAAGAACCGCTTATCATTTTGTGGAGTGAACTTAGATAAAAAAGCTCCAAAAGTGTGCGGAGAATTGTATTGGAACATCGTACATTTCCCGATGTGCATCTTGCTCCCGCTGGACATAGTCATGATAATATCGTATTTCATTATGCGTTGTTCATCAGAAACAAAGCTTCTGGGTATATATACCACGTTGTTATCATAAATCAGATGATTACTTTGAATATTGTTGCCTCGCAAAACAAGCACGCCATCTTCCGAATCCGATATTATATCGGATTTTTCGTATGAGACTCCACGACAGGAAGATGACATATCGTTAATCGAGGATATCTCCCAACCCTTCGGAACATCCCGCTTCAGCTGCTTATTATAAACCATCTCCCCGCCGCTGGTGCGGTATGGCTTGCCTTCGGCGTTGGGAAACTCGAACTGCACGAACCAGTAATCGTAGAGAAGCTTTGCAGTTCGCTCGAGCAGGGCGATGATCTGATTATTCAACCTGATCTTTTTTGTGATGCTCGATAATACGGATGCAATGTTATCCTGTTCGGGTTTGGAGAAAGACGGGATATTGAGACTTTTGAGGTCTGGAATATTCAGATTACTGACGATCGATCCCGTCTTGTTTATAACAGAAATCTGCTTTTGTACATAATCCGAAAGGACGGCAAATACAAGGAATGACGGGTTGCAGATGCCCTTGTTTACCTTGAGCAAGACGACCCGTTGCCCTAAGCAACACTTTATCCCATGCGGAATAATACAGACATCGCCCATTGGAGCCTCCCTCGAGATGATGAGATCACCCTCCTCTGGAATAGCCCTTTGTGTCCGTGCCTTGTATGTTTCTTCGTCCACATAAGAAGCTTCAGAAAAATCAAGCTCTCCATGCTTGATGTTAAAATTCCGAACGACATAAACACCTTCATTCTGCCAAACAGGAGTTGAGTGAGGGCAATCGATGACATCGGAACATAAACTATTCAGGTCAACTGTCTTTGCCATCAATTTTCTCCTCAAGCAGTATGTAATAATATCGTTTCCATGATTTTGACGGTTTTTTGCAGATGTTGTCAGACGATGAAAACGCACACACATCTTCTAAAAAGCAAGCGTTGCATATCTCTGGATTTGAATGGCGACATCCATAGGTTTGCTGTTCTGTATCAGCTGCATTCAACGGAGCGGTTAATGGAAATCGTAGTTCATTATTTACTCTCATATCGTAGACTCCTCAGTGCCTTAATAATCGCATCATCAGTTTCATGGCTTTCTTTTATCAACGCTTCAAACCGTGTTTCAAAACTTGTGATGTGCGTTTGAAACTCTTCATCCGTTATCGGGCTATAAACAATCTGGATATCAAAGTAACTTCCGGGATTGAACGAGTATTTGCCAGCCTTAAGGTCTGCGAATGCTTTTACCACGCTAAACTCATCATCATCCTGTGCGTCGTTGACTGTGTTAATTATTCGCTGCTCCTCATCATCAGACAGCAACGTTTTCTGATTCTTACCATCCTTTATTTTCGTACCGAGGTTCGATGCATCAACGAGAACCACGTTGCCCCTGGTATTATCTTTGTCGATGAAGATGATGGATACGTTTGTTCCTGTAGTTGCGAAGATGTTACTGGGCATGGATACGACAGCGCGAAGCCATCCCCTGTCAACAAGTTGCATACGAATCTTGTTAGCGATGCTTTTTGTTTTGCCCTTACCCGCTGTAAGGAAACCTGTCGGCACGACCACGGCGGCCTTGCCTTTGGCGGAGAGGGAGGAAATGATGTGTTGCAGGAACAAGAGGTATATCTCCATCTTATCCTTGTCCTTGTTTGGGATGTTCGGCACACCGGCAAAGAAGCGTTTCTTGAACGCCTTGGCGGTTTCGCTCTCGTCCTCCATGGCAGACTGTTTTGTGGCATCTACACGGTCACGCCAGTCGGAAAAGTCCAACTTGAACGGTGGATTACTGACAATGTAGTCAAAGCCATCCTTGGGTATCTTGTGCAATAGGTGGTAAGGCTCGGTCATTGTGTTGCCCTGTACCACATTCAGTAAGGAGTGGGCAGGTTATTGAGGATCAGGTTCATGCGCAGGAGTGTGGAGGACTTCTGGCTGATGTCCTGCGAGAAGATGGTGCAGCGATCCTCGCCAATCTGGTGGGCAAGGCTCATCAGCAAAGAGCCAGTTCCTGCGCCAGGATCGTAGCACTTGGCATTGGATACCTCGCCAACGACCAGTATTTCGGACATGATCCGCGCCACGGCGTGAGGGGTGTAATACTCGGCGTATTTGCCACCGCCGTCTTTGTTATAATCCTGGATCAGGTACTCAAAGATGGTAGCGAAGAAGTCGTATTTCTCGTGGAAGATTTCGCCGAAGTTGCAGTGGAACAGCTTGTTGACGATAGCGCGGCAGAAACCGTCGCGCTTGGATTCCTCCACAATGTACTGACTGATGCCACTGAACAGCCGGACTTTCTCGCCGCCGGACGTCCCAACGGAGAATATGTCCGCATTCAGTGATGCCATATCGCGCATCGTGTCGTCAAACAGCTTTGCGAACTGTGGGACGTTTTGGTTGTTGAATAGATTTGAAATGAAATGCTCACGCTTCAACTGTGCTACACCAGCGGGTAGTGCCAGCAGAAGCAGATCGTAGTTGTCATCGGGCATATCCTTTAAAAACTCCTCGAGGTTCGCGGGTTTCCGGTATTTTTCACCCATTTTACGAACCTCAAAAAAGAACTTGTCATTCATAAACTTGTACAAGAATACTTCTGTGATGATTTTGTACTCGTTTCCATCGTTCCCCAAGCCGTGGTTAGCGCAGATAGCTTTGAGGTCATCCACAAGTTGCTTAGTTCTGTCCCTGACTGTTAAGTTCAT